CCAAGTTCTACATTGGCGATGTTGTCTAGTTTATAAGAATCTTGTGATTTACCTGCAGGAGCATACCATCTGTATAGTTCAATGTAATCAAGGAATGATACGCCAACAAATTCATATGCAATCAATTCACGGCCATTGATTACTGTCTTGCGTTCACTTAACATATTCCATGGTGATAATTTCTTTGTGTCATCTTCACCAAGAATTTTATTGAAACGATTTACAAGATAAGGTATATCAAAGAATTTAATATTCCAACCAGAAAGAACATCTGGTGTGTTTTCTTGCCAGTAGGCTAGAAACTTTTTACATAAATCGGTCTCATCCTGGCAACGAATGTATTTTTCTTCACCTTTGGTTTCATATTCACCACAACCAAAGACAACTGTATCACCACCAAGATACTTGATACACACGGCAGTAATCTGTTCGTTTGCTTGATATGGGTCAGGAAATCCATTCTCTGAACCAACTTCAATATCAATAATAGCAATAGATATATCTTCTATGTTCCAATCAACCATGCCTTGATGGTTGTCAGCAATAAAGGCATATTCATACCTTGTTTGACCATAGATTTTGAAATTGGAAACTTCATCGTAACGCTTTACGAAATCACGAGCCTCACGAATAGAATCAAACTTCATTGGCTCAAGATGTTCACCTGTGAGAGTTTTGAACTTGGTAGGTTTCTTACTTGGCAAAAACAAAGTAGGCGAGTATGGTATCTTACCTTTTACTCGCCTGCCATCTTTAATGCCACGATAGAGAATGTTGTTGCCTACACTTGCAACATTTGTATAATAACTAGTCATTCATACATTCTATCATACTTTTGGGATTGACGAGGCAATTGTGATGCCACTACCAAAGATTTGGTTATATTGATTTTCTAATTCAACAACTGGTGTAGATGTGACCAGAATATCATCTTTTTTAATTTTGAAACCCTCTTTGAACTCTGTTGCATATTCTAAGAATGGTGCAAATGCAATACTGCCAGGATCATTCTGAGCTCGAGGTGGAACTTGGACAACTTGAACGGGTTCTTTAATGGTAATAACCGCACCCATTAAGTCCTCTGTTACTTTACCCATAAGGGTATGATTAGTCTTGAGTGTAAGGAGTTTTATCGTCATAATGTTTAATCTCTAAAATTGAATCAACGGTTTCTTTTGATTGTTTAAGTGCAAAGTCTGTAGCCTCTGTAAGTGTATTAAAAACTTTATTCACCACAAACTGATTAGAATTGTAGTAATACACTTTATACATTTACTGGCTCCGAAGCAGGAAATACTGCTAGTGTAACCCATCGTTTAGGAAATAACATTTCACGGCCACGATAGTCATTCATGTCAGCGGTTGGGTCTTGAACAAGACCAACGAGCTCAACCATATTGTCGAACTCACGGAGAAACAAGTCATACTTGTCGGCACGTGGCAACTTATTATCAATTGCCAATTTCTTTGCTATTTCACGGATGTTCATTTTGTTACCTTATTTAATTCAGATTGATAAGTTCTTTGTCTTAACTCGGAAGAACTAAACCGATGGGTGCGAGAATTGTAGTATGTTTTAATACCACGATTATCACAGATATCACGACCTGTTAAATGTTTTTCTTTATATTCTTCACCACAAATACGCATGGTAATAGGCAAAAACATTAACATATCTTCTAGGTCTTTTTCTGTATCATAGACGATAATCTCATCTACAAATTTTACAGCCGATAATTGAACATAACGTTCAACAATAGATTGGACTGGTTTGTTTTTCACATCTGGTCTATCAATTGTTGGGTCTGTTTGTAAACCAACAATTAGATAATCACAAATCTGTTTACATTCAGCCAACATTAGAATGTGGCCTGCGTGTAACAAATCAAATGTTGAACAGGTAAAAGCTACTGGTCTACCAACCATTTCATCAGGCAATACTAACATAATTATTATCCTTGTTTCAATCTTAAAATTAATGCATCAATCTCAGCTCTCAATTGAGTATGAGAATTTGGCAACCAACACTTAATATGATTTAAGAACCGGATTAATTCCCGGTTATCCATATCAATCTGTATCATTTATACTTATATTCTTAACGAATATTTTTCCATCTTTTTCTTCATAATTTAAAACATCGCCTATTTTCCAACCTAATTCTTCCACAAGCTCATTAGGCAATTCAACGATAGCATCACCATTATCACAAATTTCTAACACTTTACTGGTGTATGATTTCATATATGTTCCACTTCTATATCACACTTCTTTAAAAAATCAATACCATTGGTATCACGGTAAGTATCACGGTAATAAACTCTATTGATACCTGCACCATAAATTAATTTAGCACAATGAATACATGGTGCATGAGTGCAGAACATGGTAGAATTAATTCCAGACTCTCCATCACGAGCCAGTTTAACGATGGCATTGGACTCAGCGTGTATCACTTCATCTTTTGTAACTAAACTGGTAGTATCATCCGAATGTTGGATAACATCTTCACATTCATTTGTCCAACCAGATGGCATACCATTATACCCAATTGAAATGATACGATTGTCTTTTACGACAACTGCACCAACTTTCAATCTTCTTGCGGATGACAACTGAGCAAATCGCTCAGCTGTATCCATAAAGGCATCAATCCACTTTCGCTTCATTTTTATTGTTAGTTTTAATCTTTGCCAACTTAGCCTTTGCTTCAGAAACTTCGGCATCAATCATCATTCGTTTATAATCTCCTGCCTTCTCTTGTGGCATGGAGGCCAAAATGCGTTTTGTTTCTTTGCTTAACTTAAATGCACCATTTGTTTTCATTATATCTCCAAGTATTTCAGTTTAAATTTATCAGCACGACCTTCATAACCAATGTAACCACGAGGATTACAAACAACTCTAGTTGTGCCAACCATGTAATCAAAATCATCATGTGTGTGGCCATGTGTCCACAATTTAATTTGAGGCCTATCTAAAATAAAATCACTCAAATCAGAACTGTAAGCACCGTTCATCAATGTATCATCTTTATACCAAGGTTTAATTGATAGTTTACTTGGTGCATGGTGACCAACCACTACAAATTTATGGTCATGTTTACCTTCTACAACCGTGCTGATGTATTTTACCATATCTTTAAATTCAAGCACCACATCTTCTGGTTGCAAGCGTGAAGGTCTTTCATAATGGTCTACACGGTCAACAATCATGCAACCTTTTTCATCCAATATTGGTGTGCCATCTTTTTCTTTTTTGTAAACATTGTGCTTTTGATGCACCATGCGTTTACTATTTTTTACCAATTTAAAATCATTCATTCTTTGGCCAACGTGCCACATGGTTATTGAATCTTGTTTGTTCATATCAGTCCACAATGTACCACCAATAAAAGTTACCTCATCATGGAGAGTCCATGCTTCATTATCTAATACTTGGATGTTTGGCCAAAGCTTCAATTCTTTTTTAATATCAGGCACAGTATATTTGAAATCATAATCATAATGCTCATGATTACCCATAATATATACAACAAAAGGAAATCTATCAGCACAACGAAAGAAAAAATCTTTCACTCTGTCTGCTTTTTTTTCTTTAAACATTTTAGCCGTGCAAATATCTCCGCTGAGGATTAAAACGTCTGCGTTATCGTCATTGGTGAGGTCTAGGTCACCAAACTCTAAATGAATATCCGAAGCGAGTGCTATTTTCATAATACTACCATTATAACATGAGGAGAGAACAAATGTGGCAATAATGCCACACCTGCCTTGCTTTGCTGGTTACGGGATCCAGCGATTTCGTATCGTCAAGTCCGCTTTAAAACGCTTCGTACCATAAGTCGGTCCTAAGGTGAAGCTTAATAATTCTGGTCTGGTTTTTTACCAATATTGTATTTTGTTACCAATTCCCATTCGTGCTTCTCTTTGAATGAAATGATTTTGATTTGGTGAAGTGGTGCAATATTGTCAATCATAATTTGTGGATTAATAATTGTAACTAGACCCCATTCTTCTAACAACTTTGCAATTGCATTTCGTCTTTGAATATCATTTTCAGAAATGTTAGATGGTTTGCCGTCAAGAGCAAACAACTCTTTGAAATGCACTATGTAATATTGGCCTTGCTTATGTAAAATATGGCAAGACTGGTATAGAATTCTTTCCTTGCGTGATGATACACCAATTCGTGTTAGCGTTTCACGAACTTTCAAAAAATCATCCTGCTCGTTGAGAGTTACTTCAACGAACTTGCTTAAATCTACCATGATGTTTATCCACCCGTATCGGTTTTTTCTTTTAATTGTTGGATTTGTTCATCACTAAGTAGGCGTAGAGCTTCACGAGCTTTGGAATCTGATAGTCCATAGACTAACTTAACACATTCTATATCTTCACTTTTCTCAGACTTAACCCACTTTGCGAATGGTCTTTTTTGAGACCTCACAGTATTTAGTAAAAAGTCGTTTTGAAGCCTCTTTCCAAGGTGGTGCCTTTGATTCATCTCATTCGCATAGATTATACAGTCTTTATGGTACGATAAAGAACGGTTGACCATAAATGGTATATAACCTTTCTCTGTAATATCATCAACGATTAATTGTTTCTTGTTCTGGAGAATGGCAGTTGCATAATCAAATGGGTTACTCATGTCAGCATCCTCACTAAGCCAACTGTATCAATAGCAGTAAGTAAGAGGTAATTAGCGACCATACCAAAAGATTTGCGAGTAAAAGCAGCCCACAAATACAAACTACAACCGAGAATCCAAATTGGATATAATATGAGTAGCGGTGGGTGAGGTACGGTGAGAGCCATTGTGATAGAGCAACCAATAGAAATTGCCCATGCCAAGAGTTCAACGATAAAGCGTAAAGGGTGGGATTTCCAATCATCATGTATCCATTTGAAAATGTTATAAACTAAATCGTTCATTATAAAAAATGTTTCTCCAAACTTTGTTGTTTCATTTCAGTAATCACTTTCTGAGAGATTGAGTTTGGATTCAATCGTTTTTTAGTAGCGGTACTCTTGTGTGCAAGATTGAATTCTGGAGAATTACCAAACATCAAACTATAATAACAAATCAGTTCACTCTCAACAGATTTTTGCCATGCTTTACAGTAGTCCATATTAGATATATCTTTAGGAACAAAAATAGCAATAGCAACAAACTGATTAGAAGGAATCATGCTAGTAACATCTCTAACCAACATTACTGAATGAGCTTTCATTCTCATATGGAATGAAGTTTGTATTCTACCACGACCACTATCTTTGTTTTTTTGGTCCCAAGTAGGATCTTGTCCGCCAGATTCACCAATGTAGAATGTTTCCTCAATATTAAAAGGCAATAAATTATTACTTGGTACTTGTTCTACAACAGCAAATGAATATACTGCTGAATTAATATTGTTTGAAAAGTCATAAACATTATCAAACTTAAACCAACCTAGAAATTGTCCACCAGTTAAACATAACATAATATATCTTTCTATTTAAATTCACAAGAAACCATCAACTCTGTCAAGCAAGCAACTGTGTTGATTTCTTGGTCAGCAACAAATGCACCTTTGTATTGATAGTCAGCGAGAATTAAGACGGCCTGAGGAATAGATTGAGGCTTCAAAACCTCATACAGATTATCATATAGTTTACGATAGAATGCTGTAGCATCTATATCATTACTTGCAACCCATTTACGAATTGCACCAAAGTCTTTCTCTTTGATATACTTAATGATATCATTAATCGTTACATCGGAGATTTGAGATAGAATGCCTGTATCAATTTTACCAAGCTGCGAATAGCGTTGCAACTCATTTATCACACGGCGAAAATCTGGAAAGTGCTTCTTGATTAATTCTGCAACTACCTTGTCATCATAGTCAACATTTTCACTTTGCAAAACAGACTGAATTCGTTTCATAAACGCAGAGGCCATCTGTGCCTTCTCACCATTCTTTAGTGCGAAATCAATAACTGCACACCGACTGTGGAGTGGTTCAATGAGTTTGTTTTTGTAATTACAAGTAAAGATGAACGAACAGTTACCTGCAAATTCTGCAATGAAGTTTCTTAGAGCAGGTTGAACTGATTCGGCATTACAGTAATCTGCTTCATCAATGATGACAACTTTTCTGCCGCCTGCAAGCGACATAGACGAAGCAAAGTTTTTGATTTTGGTTCTAAAGGTATCAATCAAACGACCCTCATCTGAACCATTAATTACCATTACATCACAACCAATTTCTTCACACATGGCTTTAGCAACAGTTGTTTTACCAACGCCTGCACCACCAGATAAAAGCAAATTGGGAATATTACTTTGATTGACATACTCCTGAAACGGCTTCTTTAGCCGCTCAGGAAGAATACAATCATTTATCTTTTTAGGACGATACTTCTCCGTCCACAATAAATGTTCAATTCACACACCTCATAATATAATAATTAAACAACTCAAGCAGCTTTGGTAAATGTGGAACCTGTTTCAGTTGAAATCCAATATTGCAATTCTACTGTCTTATGTTTGAAGTTAGAAATACCTTTAGACGAGATTTGCACATCATAGGCACCACCAAATAGTTTAGTGAGATGCTCTGTCTTAAAGATAAAACGGAACTTATCACCGTTAGCATCAGAAACCTCTAAGGCATCGGTGTGTGCCGAACTATCAGACGAATCAAAGGCAAGAATTGTTACTTTAGAACCATCAGATTCAACTGCAACTTGTGGTGAACCAAGAACACCAGCAGCTTTCATTACCCAATCAAAATCTTCAGCAGATAGAGAGAATGATACTTCTGGATTAGGCATCGCCAATTGTTTCTCAGGCGGAGTAACAATCATTGTTGGCTCACAAAAGCGATATTTCATTTTACTACGACCTTTGTTACCAACAATCTTAACTTCTTTGTCACCGAATTCAAATGTTGGGTTGTCTTTGTGTAGCGAAACTACCGATAGAAACTTGTTCAAATCATAGATACCAAACTCTGTTGGGATATCTTCTTTGATTGTTACTTCAGCAAGAATGTTCTTGCCAGAGGACATGGTTTTTAGTACCTTGCCTTTTTTGAAAAGAATACCTTGGTTGATTGCACCAAAGTTCTTCAATACATTGATT